TGATCCGCGACCGTATCGACATTGGCAAGCTGCGGCATGACCTCTGCGACGCCATCGGTCACGGCTATGCGGGCGTGGAACTGGGCTGGAAGCGTGGAACGGACGGACTCTGGTGGCCGGAAACGCTCACCCTCCGCCCGCCGCAATGGTTCACCTGCCCGCAGACCGAACGCGATACCCTCACCCTGCGCGATGGATCAATAGACGGCGCGCCGCTCATACCCTTCGGCTGGATTCCGCACATCCATCCCGCGCGCTCCGGCTACCTGCCGCGCGTGGGGCTGCACCGGGTGCTGGCATGGCCCTACCTATACAAAAACTATTCCGTCCGCGACCTGGCGGAGTTCCTGGAGGTCTACGGCCTGCCCATCCGCCTCGGTAAATATCCAGCCGGTACTGACGCCGCCGCCCGGCAAACGCTACTGGATGCCGTGCTGGCAATAGGCCACCATGCGGCAGGCATCATCCCCGATTCAATGGCCGTGGAAATCGTCAACGCCATGGCCCAGGGCAGCGCGGACGGCTTCAGGACGATGATCGACTGGTGTGAGGCCACCCAGTCAAAAGCCATCCTCGGCGGCACACTGACCAGCCAGACCGGCGCGAACGGCAACCGCTCGCTGGGTGATGTGCATAACGAAGTGCGCATGGACATCCGCAACGACGACGCGCAGAAGCTCGACCGCTCACTGTCCGATTACCTGATCTACCCAGTGGCGGTATTGAATGGCATGGCCAATCCAGACCGCTGCCCGCGCTTCACTTCCGACATCCAGGAGCCGGACGAACTCGCGCTGTATGCCGACGCGATGCCCAAGCTGGCGGGCATCGGCTTCCGCATACCCGCCAGCTATGTCCATGGCAAGCTGAGAATCCCCGAGCCGGAAGGCGACGAGCCGATCTTGAGCGCCGCGCCTGCCGCGCCGCCAGCGAATCCAACCGCACCGCCGCCCGTGGCCAGCCCCAGCGCCGCGTTATCCGCCGCGAATCCAGACCCCGATCCCACCCCGGTCAGCGCCCATACCGACCAGCTCGCGCAAGCCGCCGCACCCGCAATGGATGCCCTCATTGCCCGGGTGCGCCAGCTCGTCGATCAGGCCGGGAGCCTGCCAGAACTCCGCGACCGCCTGTTGATGGCCTATGGCGACCTGGACGCCACCGAACTCACGAACGTCATGGCCCTGGCCTATGCCTGCGCCGATCTCGCCGGGCGGTATGACGCGCGTGAGGAACGGCCGTGACCGCCGCCCCGTAATGGCTGATGAATTATCTAAAAAGTTTTCTTGATAAAATGTTGACTTTTTCTAAAAGGCCGGTATAATAACAGTCAAGGCAGCGGCAATGGGCCGCTACCAAAACCGGAGGAAGACAATGAACGCATACATACAAGACAACAGGCTTATCACTCCAGTTTCCTTGATGCAGACCCCGGCCAGCTATCCTGAGCCCCTTACGCTAGATGAAGTGGAAGCCACATTAGAAGAGGTAAACGATCTGGGAGGCGTTTTCACAAAGCTGACTGATAAGGTTGAGCAGGTTGATTGCTGCGGCCAGACCATATGGCTGGTAAAGGCATCTTCAGAAGGCGACGTAAGACGTGCCATGAAGGCCGCCAACCTATAAAAAAAACGGCCACGGAAGGCCACCACAGGAGAGAAAACATGAACGCAAGAAATTTCGCAGCAGCAGCCGATGCAGAAGCCGAAATGCTTCTGGCCATGCAAAAAAAACGGGCGGCAAAGTCCGGAATCTGTGTTGATCAGATTTCGGATGTAGAACACGGCGGCGATTGGCGCATGGCCGATATGCTATCGGCCCACGGTTTACCGATTCTGCACGGGAAGAAGGAGCGTGACCTTGCCGCGAGTATTCGCGGCAACTCAAGGGCAAGCGTTATTTGCCCAAATTAAACAACCTGGCCAGGGAAGGCCACCACAGGAGAAAGACTATGACCACCATCGACCTGCTAGAGAAAACAGACAACGAAATAACAATCATCAGCGGCGAAGGGGAAGGGCCCGGAACCGTTGAATACTTCCATGGCCGCCGCACCTTGGCAGCCATAAAACGCCGCCTGACCAAAGAGCGCTGTGGCGGAGACCGGTGGGCACGGGCCACCATTTTCAGTCATAAGGCTGCCGGAGAGTCGGTCTACATCGACATTCTCAGTGGCGAGTATTGCTGACCATTCACGGCCACGGAAGGATAACACTTTGACACGCCTCAAATCCGGTCGCGGCGGCCCCCGTCCAGGGGCGGGCCGCCCGGCCCTACCCAATCAGACAAGCATCCACGTGAGGATCAGTAAGTCCTCACTGGCCTGGCTCGATGCGCAACCGCGCAAGCGTTCTGCGGTCCTGGAATCCCTCATACAGAGGGAGATCCTGGAAGGAGTAGATCGCTGGCTGGCCCATGCCTGCGCGGACATGGCAGGCCGGTTCGACTCGAAGAACGAGGGTGGGGCATGAGCGCCTACCTGCCCAACAGCTACCGCGTGACGCTTTTCGACCGTTTCGGGGCAAAGGTCCGCACCGTGTCGGCTGATTCATTTCTCCAGGCCATGGCCGAAGGCGAGCGCCGCCACGGACTGGCGGAGTGTCATTCGTTTGCGATTTCGCGGGTGCTATATAACTCGCTGACGCCGCAAATCGAGAATTTTGACGTGAGGCCGCTGCGATGACCTGCATTAGCTGGGGTTCCAGCATCGTCTGTGTTTCGCCGTTATACCGGCTGCGCCTGCTGGATGGCCGGTATATCTACATGGCCTGGCACCGCTACCTAGGACCGACGTTTTACCGTGACCGGCTGGAGCAGCGGATGCTTGATGACTGGTGGCAGGACGCGCTCATTTGCCGGGCAGTGGAATGGTTTCAAAATCGGGGATGCATGGCATGAATACGCCCATCAACCTGTACACCGTCAATTCATCCGTCTGGATTGCCGTATGGCTCGCCCTGCAGCAACTCAAAACCCTCCACCCACCACCCAGGAAACCACATGACCAAGGCTGAAGGTGCTGTGATGTTGATTATTCAGATTCAAGCCGACGACCTCGCCACTCTGCCCCTCTACGCCCACGAACACGACGCGGGCGCCGATTTAAGCGCCGCGCTGCGCTCACCGCTCGTTATCTACCAAAACGAAACCAAACGCATTCCCACGGGGCTTAGAGTCGCCATCCCGCCCGGTTATGAGTGGCAAATTCGTTCGCGGTCAGGGCTGGCCAGCAAGGGGATATTCGTAACGAACTCGCCGGGGACTATCGATGCCGGATTCAGGGGGGAGGTGGCGGTGCTGTTGACCAATCTCGGCGATCAGCCATTCACCGTCAATCCCGGTATGCGCATCGCCCAAGCCGTGCTCGCGCCGGTATTGCGGGCCGAGTTTATGGTCGTGGATAGCTTGCCGGATACCGAACGGGGGACGGGCGGTTTTGGCAGTAGTGGGGTATAGTGATGGAAATACCAGAGGCTTATAAAGTCGGCATTATCCGGCCTCAAGCACGGCAAATCGGCGGTAATTACTATGCCAGTATGAAAATCCAGCCGCTGGAGTTTGCCCATGCCAACGGCCTAGGCTTTGCCGAGGGATTGGTTCTGAAATACATCTGCCGCCACCGGGTAAAAAACGGCCGAGAGGACTTGGATAAAGCCATTCACGTCCTGGAATTACTTCGTGATCTGGAATATCCACCAAGCTGATGCCCCTTCAACTCTCCCCCACGCAGACCGCGTTTAACGCCCGCGGCGACGGCACGTTTCATAAGCCATTCCCAGAGCAGGTGGCATACCTACTGGATAAGCTCGACATCCCTACCGAGCGCTGGGACGATATTCTGGCCGAAGCCAACGACCGCTCCTTCATCGTCGCCGGGGCCGCCAAGGCCGATCTATTGGCGGATTTCCATGCGGCGGTTGTGAAGGCCGCCGAGGACGGCAAGTCCATCCAGTGGTTCAAGGCAAACTTTGAAGCCATCGTTGCAAAAAATGGCTGGACCGCCTGGACAGGCGAAGGCTCAAAGTTTGGCCGCGACTGGCGCGCGCGCGTGATCTACCGCACGAACCTCAGCACGAGTTACGCCGCCGGACGCTTTGCGCAACTCAACGACCCCGATCTGTTGAGCGTGCTGCCCTACTGGAAGTATGTGCATAACGACACCGTGCAGCATCCCAGGCCAATACACCAGCAATGGGGCCGCAAGCCCGTTGTGCTCCCGCCGGATGATCCATGGTGGCGCACTCACTTCCCGCCGAATGGCTGGGGCTGCCGCTGCCGCGTCACGGCCGTCAGTCGCGACGAATACCTGGGCGACTCCGCACCGGACGATGGAGAATGGACGCAGAAAGACAGCAAAGGCCACCAGCACGTGCTGCCTAAAGGCGTGGAATATGGCTGGAACTATGCGCCGGGCGCAAGCCGCTTGGAGGAGTTGCGAAAACTCGCTGGGGATAAGGCGAAAACCCTACCCAAAGAGCTTGGGAAGGCGTTTCTTGCAGATATGAAACCAGACTGATTCTGCACTCAAGCCTACGGCTGCAAATACTCCCGGCAAAGCTTCTCGATCATGGCATTGTCCTCCGCCGATACACCCAAAAACGGACGCGGCGGAATATCCCCCCATAATTGCGGAAATTCCGCTTTGGTGCCGCCGAATTGCTGCATGGCGGCATATTCCATGGAGCTGTAGACGAACAGGGTTTTATTGTCGATCAGCCGCGCGTGAATCTGCTCGCCCAGCGTGCCGGAGTCGATCAGGGGCTTTTTGCTATCCCATCGCTGCTCACCCTTCTTCGTCATCAGCTTCCGATCCTTGGTCATCGTGCCGCTGACGCGATGCGTGTATTTCGCAATCGTAGAGGGCTTATTCGGTTCCCACTGCGTACCGTCCGGGGCGGTTGAAGTCACAAAGCGCTGTTTCGTAGATTCAACCATCCGCTCGCCAATCGCCTTCAATGCCGGGCGTAAATTCTGCACACGCGAGGCCAAGTCCCGTAGCGCTTTTTCTGCTTCTCCGCTCAATAAATTGATTTCAATCATGGGAAGAGTTTCCTATTCCAACGCAATAATGGGGATAACAGTATATCCGTATGACGCGCGCTAAGAATACCCCACATTCA